ATCTTCAATTTCCTTTGATGAATTGCTACTAGCTAAGTTTCCCATCGTCATCATAGAGATAGGGTACTTACTAGCATAGTCTCCTAAAATATATGTTAGTTTATTAGTCAACTCCGATACCTTACCGTGATTTTGGTGGTAAAAGTTGAGTTCATCCAACATACTTTTAGAATCAAATACTTGTTCTTTTACTTGATACTGAAAGTTTCTCATTTTTTATTAATTGTTTATTGGTTATTTGTTATTAGTTTATATTTGACTCATTCCTACAAATCCTTTTGGTGCGTCAGGTGAATTTTTTGGTGTAATTTTATATTTAAATACTTTGTTCTTAATCTCTTGTGCTTTTAAAGTAGCAGCTTTACGTTGTGCAATTGTTGCTAAATCACCTTTCTTAAATCTAAAGTAACTTGCAGCTAATTCATCTTGTAAGTTATTTCCATTTATTTCTCTTAAAAATACTAACTTACCATTTTGATTAAAGATGCTATTCTTAATAAACTCTCTAAATTCTTTATGATCTGTCTTTGGTATATTTACTCCTTTTATACCGCTTGTCAAAGAAGTGTCAACGGCAGACCAAAATGCGCTACTTAATTTTACATCTCTTTGTTCTGCTTGTTTTATTGCTAATTGTTTTTGCTCATTATCTTTATCTTGTTTTGCTTGTAAAGCTTCTAATTCTGCTGTGCTTCGTTCAAATAACTTACCTTTATCTTTAGCATAAGTTACAAGAGCATCTACTTCATCTGCATCATTTCCTTTTAATCTTAATGCTTTTCTGTAAAATGCTTCTTGTGCTTTTACATCTCCTTTTGTTATAGATACTGCTTGATAATCTTCATCTCCACCTTCATCAAGGAAACTTCTTACATCTCCTCCAGCTTTAAGATGTAACATCAAATTATATGCAATAGGAAATTCTTGTTTGATTTCCTCATCATATTCTCTTGCTGCTTGATCTCTAATATATTCTTCTCTTTTAGCTATTCCTTGCGCACTTTTAGGATCAATAGTACCATAATCAATTTCTACTTTCTTTCCTATAATTTCATCTACTTGATCATATAGACTAAGTTCTTCTTCTGTATTCTCATTAAGAAAATCAATTTCTTCTTGAGTTCTATCTTCTTCTTTCTTTGCTAAAATTGCAGCTAACTTAGCTTGTGTAGCAACTATAGCATCTTTCTGCTCTTTAGTTACTGGAGTACCATCTTCATTTAGTTCTTCTACATTGAACTTTAACTTTAATGCTTCTAAAGAAGTTTTTTCTTCTGCTGTTAATGATGCAACATCTTTAGCTAAAAGAGTTTCTAATTTAGCTTGTTCTGCTGCTAATACTGAATCTGCTCCTCCTTTAGCTGCTTCTGCTGCGTCTGCTTTAGCTGCATCTGGTTCTGGTGCTTTAAAAGATGCAAATGTGTCAAACAATGAGTTCTCTAACCCTGTTGGAGCTGTTCCTCCTGTTCCTCCATCTGGACTTAAATTTCTTGTGATTTTCATACTGTTCAAATTTAGTTTAATTTAGATTTATGTTAAAATTTACCGATTAATTATTATTTCATTTATAGCAATCTTTCTTATTTTTCTCCTGATACTTTGTTCTTTAAGGAAGCTGCAATTTTCTTTTGTTCAGTTTCGTCTTTCATTTTGGCATGTTTATCATCTTGTTTTAGTTTCATTTCTTGGAGTTGAAGCTTTCTTCTTTCGATGCTACTTTTCTCAAGACGCTCTAATCTCTTATTAGATTCAGCCTCAATTACTCCCATATCTATATCAACTGAATTAGCTGCTGTTCTTCCAGCAATTTCACCTTTGATATATTCGTTATTATCTTTTCTATCCCAATCTCTTTCTTGCTTTTCTATTTGAAGCATGTTCTCATACATCATATAGTCTTTCTTTCTAGCATCTGCTGCTGCCTCTGCTTCTTGTTGATTCTTTGCAGTAATCTTTTGTATTTCTGCTTCAATAGCTTCTGCTTCTTTTAATTTGTTTCTAAGTTCTGCATAGCTATCTGTATATATCATATCAGCTATAGTACTTAACTTTACTTCTTTTCTTTGTGCTACAGCATTTATTTGATTTTGTAACAACTGTAATTTACTAGCTGTTCTACCTGTAAAATCCATAAATACACCATATTCACTATTAGCGTAATCTTCTGGATCAATGTTAAACAACTCTGCTCTACCATCATCATTTCTATAATATCCTTTTTTACCATCTATCCAAGCAAATTTACTTAAATCAAGTAAGCCTTGTAACTCACTTTCAACCCACTCATCAAATGTGCTGAATATAATATCTGATATAACAGAACTTCTAAATATAGCTTCTTGACTTGCTCCTAGTCCATCAGATGCAGATACATCTCCTTTTCTTTGACGAGATATACCCATTAACTCTTCCCAACTATCTTTATAGAATTGAGCAATACCTATAAGTTGATTTATATGTTCAAAGAGTGACATGTCTTGTACAGAATATCCTGTCCAAGTTCTATCTACGTCATCTGCTGCCCTATCTAAACCTAAATAACCTAATGTTTCTGCATAGTAGAATACATTATCTTGTTCTTCTTCATCATCAGATATTGTATTTTTATCGTAGATAAGAATCTTACCTTTAGATTTAGCTATAGTTAATTCTATTCTATAGTTAATTATAATGTACATCATTTGATAAGGAATACCTAAAGATAGAATAGATACATTTTCTGATTCCATATCAGAAAAGTTTCTTCCATTTATAGGTAATTTACAACTAGAGAAGTTGTTCATCTCATTACGTTGTACTGCTACAGGTTGTATATCAAGATATATATCATCATTGATTCTCCATCCTTCCCAAACTTCATTTACCCAAACCCAATCTACTGTTTCACCAGCATCTTTATCTACAGGATAATTTTCATCTACTTGTTCAAGTTGTTCTTCTCCAGTAAAGGGATCAATATAATTTAAGAAACCTATTTTCTTTCTACTTTTCCATGTTACATAATATAAATCTACTTTGTTGAAGCGATTTGCGTTAGTATCATTGTTATTAGCTATGTTAGTATAATGAGCATACATAGCTGTTTTATGAAAGCTCTCATTCTTTTCTAAATTCTTTAAATCTTTATCTTTAAGACTATCATAAAACATATCAACTAAATCTGCTACAGTAACTCTAAACTTAACAGTAGCATAACTACCATCTTCAAAGTTTTTAACTTGTGGAGATTTATCTATATCTATCCAAAGAGGTGATAACTTTTCATATTCTATGTCTGATCTTTTAACATACTTTAAAGATGATGTAGTTCCAGCTATACACCAAGTTTTAAATTGATCTTTAAACTTCTCTTTTAGTTTAAGTTCAAATTCTAAATTCTTTACTGCTTTATATCCTTTAACTGCTTTAATATCTTTATAGTTACTATTAATATCTTCTATAATAGTCTTAGGATTAGGAATTTCTTCTACTTGTTCTCCTTGACTTTGTTTAATAGTATTAACAACTCTTTGAGTTACATTCTTCTTATAAGTTTCAAACTTAGTATCATTGAAACTATTAATTACTCCATCTCCATCTAGATTAAGTACATCAAATTTAAAAGGACGTTTTGACCACTCTCCTATAAGTAAATCAATTGTAGGTCTAAGAATATTATATGATCTTATTCTTGCAGGGAAGTTTTTATATAACTCATTCTTTGTATTTAATGGATTAGTTACATAATTAAAATCTTCCTCATTTATTTTGTTGTTGTAGATGTTAAACCACAACTGCATATTATTTGCAGATGTTTTCTTATCACTAGGTAATGTACTTTGAACTGCTTTATATATAGAACTTTGTATATAATATTCTATATTCTGTTTTCTCCAAGTTTCTGTTTTTTCACTATATGGAATAGATTGTAAAGGTTTTAAACCTCCAGTATCAGGTTTAGTATTACTTGATTTATCTTGCATATTTTTACATTAAATCGTTCAACATTAAAAACTTATCTTGTCCACTTTTATTGCTATCTTGAAATAATGGTCGTTTTCCAAATATTCCAGTATTAGGCTTCTTTTCTTTCTTCTTTGCTTTCTCTTGAATACGTTCTTTCAATGTAAACATTTTAACTATTTGAGCAGATATTCTATCAAAGTTACCATCTGCATTAAAGCTTTTTAATTCTTGTAAATAACCTAAGTCGTAAATATAGTGTAAATTCCAAATTTCATGACCATTTTCATCTAAACCTACTACCTTTTTTAAGTAATCTGACAAATATTGTATTCCTTCACGTTTCTTATCAGTATCAAGGTCAAGAAAGAAACTTCTGTTTTTAGAAATCTTTTCAACTTCTTTTTCATTTATGTAAATTGGTTCAAACATTAATCTTCCTTGCTTTTTACGCTCTCTTGCATAATCAATTAAACCTTGTCCACCTCCAGCTATTTCACATTGTATTTTTGCATTATAGAACTCTGCAAGATTCAGTATAATCTCATGTAACTCATTAGTTCTTCCCGGTCTACCTACAAACCAAGCAACATCTTGTTCAGTCTTATTATTGAAGTATATACTAGTTTGTTTAACTACATATACAGCACCTAAAGATATTGTAGATTGTTTTCCTTTAGGTTCATCTTTATAATAAGGGTCAACTACTACAATATATACATCATCAGGTATAGCTGTAATGACTTTATTATTTTTATATATCTTTGCAGTCAATGGTCTTTCAACCATAGTAATACATCCTCTTATATCATCACTATCTTTATGTGGATAATTAATAACTGGTTTAGCATTTTCTTTTACAAAAAATTCTAAGCCTTTCCCTGGATTGTTTTTGATTTCACCATGTAGTAATAATCCCTGTATCTCTTTGCTTCGTAAGACACGATTGGTCTGTAGTAGAATTTCAGCTTGTGGAAAATCAGTAGTTGTAATTCTAAGAAGTGCTTCACTAGGAACTTTAGGATTCTCTGCTATACGAAGATCATAATCTCTAGGATCTTTTGATTGTCTCTTTAACTCTCTTTGTTCATCTTCAAATGCAATAGCTTTCTCTTTATTTACATTACCATCATTGTCCATAAAGCTACCATTAGCCATATAACATGGAATAAATACTCCACATTCACTTCCTTCATATCCTTCTTCCCAATCGTTCTCAAAAGCAAGCATCCTATGCGTTCTAGGATTATTAAAAATTTCTTCTAGTCCATTTATATCAACTCCTTTTTCTTCACCACCTGTACCAAATACAGAAATTTGTCCAGTAAGTGTAGCACCTTCTGATACAGATGGAACAGATATAGCAAGAGCTCTTTTTAAATCTTTAAAGCTTCCTGCTTCTTCATATACTATCTTAATACCTTCTTTACCACGAACTTTATCAGGATCATTAATAATAACTCCTATTATCTCAGATAAAAAACCTTTTACTTGTTTTTCATCATCTATAAAAGAAGCTTTTTGATGCATAAGTGTAGACTTCTGCATCCTATTTTTTAACCACCAACCATCAGTATTTTGATTAAGAAACTCTAGATTATATTCTACTTTATTAAGAATACCGTCAGTAGTAAGATATTGTTCTATTGCTGCAAAGTAGTAACTTTTTGATCCTGGAATAAAGTTATAGTTATACACTCCATCAGCTCCTTCTTTAAAAGAAAATCCAGCTCTACGTGTTTTTAAACAACCTAAATGCATTGCACCTCCATATTCATCCAATACTTTCTTTGTAATAGGATCAACATTTGGAGAAGGATTTCTCCATAACTTTAACTTATCTAAAACTGCTTTATTACAACCATGCCATGCAATTTCTTTATACCAGAACCAGTCATAATCTATTTCAAAGAAAGATGGAAAATCCCAATCTTTATATGATACTTTTTTGCCTTTATTCTTTTCATCTATCTTACGCAACTGCGTAAAATTCATATAGAAGTAATGTCTACCAGTTACTTTAACTCCACCTACTTTATAACCATATAAACATCTTCTTTCTTGTTCTTCCCAAAACTCATACCATTCTTTACTTTCAATAGGTGCAAGAGTATATCTACCACCATTCTTTTTATAAGCAATAGTTCAAGTTTAACTTCTTCTTCTAACTCTTTAATAGTCTTTAATGCTGGAGCAACTTCATTAGTTAACTTCATTAAATTTTGTAAACTAACAGTTAGTTTAGTTACAGGATCAACTTTCTTCTTTTTATTCTTACCCTCTTCTTCATCTTCTTCAATTATATTACTAAAATCTAAATTAGCTAATTCTTCTTCTAAATAGTATCTAATCTTACGAATAACTTTATGAGCAGAATGTAATCCTTCTCTAGCTTCTGCTAACATTTTTAATGCTGGAGTTTCTTGTAAGTCTCTATACTTTTTAACAGCAGCTACTATATCTTCATCTTTAGTATAGTCAAAATCATCTGGTAGATCAGCATTGAGTTGACATGCTTTTAATTTATCATCCTCTGAATAGTTGCTAAACTTACTAGCATAATCACAATAATGATAAATAAAAGTAAACTCACGAGTCGCCTGTAGTTTCTTTCTTCCATCTATATCTCCTTTAGAACCTTTATCTCTAGTTAGTATCTTTTTAAATTCTTTTATAGTACTAATCCACTCTTTATCTAGATCAACTACTCTATATTTATTAAGTTCAAAAAATCTTATTATACTTGCTGCCATTACCCTCTTTTTATTTTACCCATAGCTTTTTGCAATGAACTCAATATCTAATCTTAGTTCTTCTGATACTTCTTCATATAACTGTTCATTACAGAAGTTCTTATCTCGTTCATTATTCTTCTTGTAATCTAATACATTACTTATTGGCATACTTTATTAGTTCAATATTGACTTTATAAAATAATTCTCTTTCTATTTCAACTATATAAACATCAGTTTTATAATCCAGTTTAATATATGTATATACTTTTTTAGCTAAGTCTAATAAAGACAAAACTTCATAATAGTATTCAACATAATGTGAAACTGTAGGCATCTTTCAAATTTAGAACTTATTTATAAATAAAAAAAGGAGCTATCTCTAGCTCCTTGTTTATTAAGTAATTACGTTTCAAAAACCTTCAAAAATAGAAGGATTTACTTGTTTTGGGGGGTCACAATTATTTTGTCCATAGAATTTTTTAATGTGATGATACTGTCTTTTCCTACTTAAACTTTTACCATCTACATCTATTATTATAGAACTGTTACTTTTATAAACTATTTTTCTAGATAGTTTATCATACACTATTACAAATTCTCTAAGTTCTAAATGATACCAAGCTACAGAATATCTAGTATCAGGTAGTGGATCACTAGGAAATTGTTGATTTAATTCTTCCTGAGTTAACATCATCGGTAAGGAGTAAATGGTTTAAAGATAGAGTAATTAGTTCATTATACATAGCTCCATATAGAGCATACTTCCATGCAGCTTCATCTCTTACATCTCTTATATGAGTAAAACCTACACTTTTCTTAATCATTATTTTGTAAGTATCACCTCTTCTTACTTCTAACAATAAATCTGCTGCAAAGCTTTCACCTTTTCTTGGATTCTTATTATTTCTTAATATCAATTTAAGTTGTAAATTGTCTGTAGGATTAATTTTATTATATTGTTTAGCATATTCATTTAATGAAGATTGCATACAATCTTTAACTATATCATGTAGTTTAATACCTTTTACAAATCTTGCAAACTTTTGATCAGGAGTTAAATCTTCTAACAATCCTTGTTTAGTAGCTATATCAATTAATTTGTCAATAGGTAACTTATCTTTTAATTTTTGCTCTTCTTCAATTTGTTTATTAAAATTAGTAGTATCTTTTTCTACTTGAATTTTTTCTAAGATAATTTTTCTATCTTCAAGAATTTCTATCTCTGTTCTTTTCTTTTTACTCATAACGCTCTATTTTCAGATTTAACATAACTAAATACTCTGTTGTTATCAACTTTTTCTCTATAATCTACATCAATAGTAATTTTGTTTCCATCCCACTTATATCCTGGAAGTGGATTACCATAATGATCAAGATATTTCATCATCTCTTCTTGAGCTTTAGTAGGAGGTGCAAATCTATAAACTTTTTTTGTCTTACCTCTCATGTTAGGATTACCTTTTTGAGTAGTCTCTACATGATTCTGATACCATTTACGTTTTTCTTTTTCAGTCATTTTACCAGCATCAATTTCCCAATCTTGCTTACCAGTAAGAGCTTTTTCTGTTTCAAGTATTTCTAGTTTACTTGGAGATTTCTTTGCCATATAATTCTTTAGTTAATTCTTTATTTAATTCTTCTTTTAATTTATTGATAATTAAATCATACTTTCTACTATCAATTTGTCCAGTTTTAACTTCTACTTTATTTAATAAAGAAGTTTTAAATATGTCTATAATAACTTTTTGTAATCCACTAGAAGGTATTCCAAATCGTATCTTATAGTCTTTAATATGTTCACCTACTCTAATTATATACTGCTCAAATGTCTCATATTGAGTAGTACCAAAATCTACGGAGTCATAAAATTCATCTTTTGTCATATTGTATTCCTTTAATTAAATCTTTAATATATATTTCAGTTAAAACTATTCTATATAATATACTATAATATAAATGCATAATCTTTTTATAACATTCAAATTTAATAGTAGCTATAAAACCTCTTATTTCACCATCATACCACCATGTATTTTCTCCTTCTTTATAAGTTCCTCCAAAGAACTTAATTAATTTATATTTTGTTGTCATATACTTTTCTTTTCTATATAGTTATCTAATTGTTTAATAAACTCTTGAATATCTTTGTTTCTAATTGAATCAATGTGAGTTTCTGCTGTATCTCTAATACCTTTCTTATTTACTATTTCTACTTTCTTAAATATCCAACAATTAAATATTTGTTCATTGCTAAATAAAGATAATAACATAGTATATCCTTCTTTAGGTTTATACAATGTTTTAAATTTATCTAGTTTTTCTTGTTGTGTCATTTTTTAAACCATCTAATATACCTCTACCTTTTGAATTTCTACTTCCAGCTAAAATACCTTCAATAACTTGAAAATTAAAATTTTTTCTAGAAGTTTCTTCTATATACTTATACCAACTTCTAAAGTAATTTAAATGTAAATTATTTTTAAATTTAATAAATCCACTACTTTTCCACACTCTTCTACTTTCTTCAAAACTATTATCTTTCTTGTTTTTCATATTCAAATAAATCAGGTCTTGTAAATTTCATATGTTCTGTATATTCTTTTATATCTAGTATATACTTTTTATCTCCAAATTCAAAGTCTATATCTTTAGCTTCTTTTATCATTTGTAATGATAACTTATCTAAATATTCTCTTTTATAAGTTATTTTACTCATACATTTATCAATTGATACTTTCTAAACAACTCTTTAGCTACATGAACTTTATCTCCTAGTTTGAAGGTTACATATTTGAAATGATCAAGATTTAAATCCCACTTCTTTTGTATTTCACCATATATCCACAACTTACTAAGATTGTTATCTTTAGACTTTTTAATTATATCATCTATATAATTAAAAGTAATATCAGTAGCTCTAAGATTATTAAAGTGATTAATAGCTTTCTTACGTTCAATTTCATCTGGTGATAAGTTTGTTACTGTTTCTTTTTTATATGCTTCTTGTGGAGTTTTAGGATATTGAGCAACAAATTGTTGTGCTTGTGTTGTATTTAATACATTACTAATTGGAAATTTAATAAGAGAACTTTCTGTTATAAAATCATATTCATTTTTCAATGCTACAAAACTTTCATGTGATCCTGTAGGTTTATCAGGATGATGATATTTAACTAATTCTCTATACTTGTTGTTTACATGATCTATAGTTGCACAACCTAAAAAAAATCTATATTGATCTAATCTTCTGCTCATATTAATTTAAATTAAATATTTTTCTGTTTTCCTTCCACAACTTATATCTAGCCCAATCATTACCAAATTCATCAACATCTCCTTTACAGACATAGTTACCTAATTTAGTACAAACAGTAACTCTAGAACTACTATCTGATTCTGGAAATACGCCAGTTTTTACAAATTCTTCAATACCTCCTATACTTTCCCACTCTATATATACTACTGCATTTATAACTTTTCTAATAGTTCCTTGTGAAGAAGGTCTATCTTCAAGATACAAAGTATTAAGTTTTAAAGGTAATCTATAATCTACCTCCATATAACAGATTTGTTAACCCAATATTGATTCTTACCTTTACTTATTGCTATAATCTCTAATGATAATAAGTTTCTGATACCTCTTCTTATTCTAGTCTCTAAAGTATTCTTTACTTTAATATCCATCTTATTAACTTGCGTATCTATAAAATACTGTCTAAATTCTTTTAAACAAATATCTTTAACAGATAATATAGTAATACCTGTATGCTGATTAAGATTTTTAGTAACATACTTCAATACTATCAGACCACTTTCATTTAATTGACTAACTTTTTCTAAGTCACCAATAAGTACTACATCTTTTGGTGAAACAACTAAGAAAGGATTACCTTCATGTATAACTTCCTTTCTAGCTTTTTCTTCATAAACAACACTTTCTTCCATAAAATAAATTTTACGAAAGATAGACAAATTTTGTCTATGGACAAATAAAGACTGGAATTTTTATTGCTTTTTGATAAAGTATGCAAGGGAAGTTATCAACAATTTATTCACAATTTGTTGATAACTCTATTTTGGAGAAGGAATATTTAAATCCTGATTATTGATTAATAAGTCTAATACTAGTTATCTTACCTAAAGATTTAATAGATACACTAACTACTTTAATGCCCCACTTATTTCCTTCTTTTTTACTTTTATCGTTAATACTTTCTTCAAGTGCTTCACTATTTATTTCATTAAAGTTAGTCTTAACAATTTCATTTCTAATTATACTTTGTATTCTTTCTTTAACTGCACTTATTTCATCACCTACTTTAAATAATGCTTTTTCTATATCTTCAATTTCATAAGTAAGTACTGCTTCAAGAACAATACACTTATCATCTAAAGTAGTAATAGTTTGTGATCCTAATTCAGTTGCTTGTCTTGCAATAGATACTGTATGTATTACATCTATGGTGAATGGAATAATCCAATGAAATCCAGCTTCTAATACTTTTACTGGTTCAGGATATTTACCCAATCTAACTCTAATACCTTCTTCCCACGGTTGTAGTACATCCCAAAATTTAAATAGTTGTATAAAATTTAATATTGTTTCAACTAATTTATCTAGCATCTTTTTTAGCAAAAGCTTGTTTAATTAATTTATCTGCTTTTTCTATCTTCAATATTTTCTCTTCTAATTGTTCTACATGAGATATTAGATCAATTATAAAATATAACTGACTTTCAAGTTTTTCTTTTACTTCTTTTATTTGTTTTAAGTCTTTATTCATACAACTTTATTTATAATCCAATGTTTAATAGTATATAAGTTATTAAAGAATCTTCTTATAATATATCCTCTTAGTATACTAATTATTGTAAATATTACTGTTGAACTACTTGCTTGAATAAAATTCATTTTAATTCCACATATATAATTTACTAGTGGAAGTGCTATCATAGTTATCATAAATCCAATAAATGTATTAACTAGTGCTTCTACAAGACTTTCTACTTTACTTTGTTTCATTTAGTTTAATTTTTGGTGAGCAACCTAAATATATTTTAAATCTAAGAGATTTAGCATAATAAGGTTCAAGTTTAAATTTCTTTACTGTTTGTTCTATAATTTTACTCATTTTGTCTTGCTCTATTTCATAGTCCATAAATGGAATATCTTTTTGACCAAATTTATTTAATTTAGCATTTTTAACTAATTCACTAAAATTAGCTTTTGGTGTGCTATTCTTATATAATTCTGTATAACAATAATTTAATATCTTATCCCAGTTTTTCATATTGCAAAGATTAATAAAAGATGTGAGTAAACCTAGCAATTTGTCCATGTTCTTTATGATGTAAAAAAGCTTCTATTGCTTTCGCTGCATGTTGATAACCATTTCTATGATGCCATCCATCAGTACCACTTGGTGATCTTACAGATTCTACAGTTACAGAACCATATTCTTTTGATCTCTTATGATGTATATGATGTTCGTAAAAATATCTATGAATACAATAATGCCAATGTTGACTAGCTTCTTGAGCCATAAGAATAGGAAGTTCTGCTGTTTTAGCACCATCTCCATGTGTACTACCTATTAAGTTCTTACCATAAGCTAAGTACTTTCTATGTGCAATACTAACTTCAAATTCAATACTATCTACTTTAGAATACCAACTCTGGATTGTATCGGCAAGAAAAAAACCATGAGTAAAGTCATGGTTTGAGGGGTTGTGTTTGATACTTAATTTCTTCGCTAAAGGTATTAATCTATCTATTATCTTTATATAAAGCTGCTTCGCTCGTATAAAGTTTGAGTACCACATACCATCTGTATCTTGTGGTGTACCACTTGTAGTTGTTCGCTTTGCATTATCAACATGAAGTATATCATTACCAATTAACAGAAGTATTTCATCTATTGCAAATGGTGATACTTTAGACAGTAAACCTTCTAAACCTTCAAGTACTCTATTAAAAGCTATTTCTACATTATATTCTTCTCCACTTTCTAACACTTGACAAAGTTTACCTATATGAATATCTGCTGGATCAATAACAAGTAAATGAGCTTCTTGAAGAACTGAGTAGTTATAATTAATGTTTGTATAATTAGGAGCATGAGCTTTCATACTCTCAATTATTTCATCTCTTACAGTAAAATAAGTTTTGTGATTGTTCTTAGTAAATATAGAGAAGTGTTCTCCTTTGTACCAATAATGAGAAACATCTTTAATAGGTATACCTACACTACCTATATCCACTTTCTTTTCTCTGTGTGGAGGTTCATGTCCTGCGGACGGCTGGGACATGTTCCATTTGCTCGATCCCTCGCAAATGTAACGCTGGTGGAAATACAAAACAAGAAAAATCGTAAAAAAGTAAAAAGATCGCTAGTATTCCAAAAGATTATCATCTTGTTGTTCATTCACTAATTCTATCAAACCTAAATATTCTTCTTTACTTGTTATTGAGTTAGAACTATTGTGAATACAAAACATATCACCACTATCTTTATCAATATAAACTATTGGATTACACTGACATTCAGTTCCAGCTTCGTCACTTATATCATGTTCATAATTATGCTCAACTTTAAATATATGTTGCATAGAGTTAAAAATTTATAACTAATTGATGAGTAGAATAAACCGTATATTTTTGAAGTGTAGGTTTTAATTCCTCTTTTATAGATAAATATACTTGTCTATTACCACATTGACAAGATACATATATAGTAAGAGCTTTATTGGTAAATTTTACCTTATCTCTTTTATTACAAGTATTACAGTGAAATATCATATTGTAAGTTTACGACATATATATCTTGGAAAAAAATTTTTTTATAATTTTTTAAAAATGATTCGTATATATGGGTTAGACCTATCAAAAAAATTTTTTATATAATTTTTTATTTTGTTTGTATATTTAGATGGAAGTACCTCCCCCACACAATGCCCCCTACAAAACTTTGGGATGGAACTACCCGTCATCAAGTTTCGTTCGTAAAATAAATCGTAAAACCTTAAAAAACAATAACTATGATTACTGAAAACATCGTATCTCGCAAAAATGTCGTTAAAGACAGCAAAGAACTAGTATTAGTTACTACTGCATCAGGTGCAGAAATTTGGGTTCCAAAGACTCAACTAAATGATGCAGCAGAAACTGTATCATTTAATGTACACAAAGCTGGTTCTACATGGACTAACAGTAAAACAGGAGCAACTGGTGTGCGTAAAGCTGATGCAACTGAATACATTGGTTGTGGTCGCATCAACAAGTTTGCTATCTTGGACTATCTCAAGTCACAAGGAGTAACACCAACATTTACTTTGGGTTAATAAATATGAGAGTTGTAGCTATAATGGTTATAACTCTCTATTTTATTGTTATTGGCTACGCGTTGACACACGAATTAAAACAATTAGAATAAAATATAGTATCAGCTATATATTAAAACTAATAATCTCTCTGATAGGAGATTGGGAATATGCTATGCCCCGTAGCTATTGATAATATCTTGCGCATTAAGATATTATACAGAAAATACAAAAAATAAAAGAATGTAAATATCAAATTAGTTTTGCAAGACTAGTTTGATTGCCTTTTATTTTATACTATTTTACAGAATAACACGTAAAATATGTGATTAACAGTATGTTTATGTTTTGCTACTCGTTATAACTCTCCTTTAACCCTCAATATTACACGAATTATCACTAACCTAATATTATCAATCTATATATTAGCAATCTTTCTCATAAATTAACAGAAACTAACCATAAAAACTAACATGAAAAATCTAACAAACGAAGAACAATCAGCCAAAATTGTGGGCAACATTATTGTCGGAATCATTGCTATTCTTGGTGCAACTTACATCATAGTAGGTCTTTACATGCAAATTAATCACTTATAGACTATGGAAATCACAGTATTCATCCACGGTGTTGCTCATACTGCAATAATAATTGCTGGTATTGCAACTTTAATTGATTAACTATTCTTTCGAGATTAGTAAAAACTTAATATCTTTGCAGTCTAATACGTACACTAATAATGTATCAGTATTAGCTGCAATAGATATTATAATATTAAAATTAGATTAGTAGCATTAAGATAGAGTGGCTACCTAGATTAATAATAATCTTCTGGTGTTATTAATTGCTAGTTTAATTCCAACATTGTAGGACAATCGAATCTACCTAATTTTATTAACACAACAATCTAAACAACAAACAAGATGAAAACAAAAGAAACATCATACATTTGTAAAAAATGTAATGGATTAGGAAAACCTTCTAAAGCATTACAAAACACATTAGTAGAATTTATAGATTTTCCTAATGGTAAAAAAGGAGATAGAGGTAATACTTTATCGAGATCAGGACAAGCTATATTAATTAATTGTATTAAATGTATATCTTGTGGTCATTCATGGATTCCACATGAAAAAATATTTGAAGAACAAGCTCATTTAGCTGGTGCTGTTCTAGAGCTTAAAACAAATCAAAAACAATTCAAAGAGTTTGATCCTAAACTATTCAAACAATACATAGATAAGTTTAGTGACGACCATAAGTTTAATATGTTCTTAGTCTTATTGAAAGACTTTAAATTAGAACCATCTATTGAATCTAATATAATGACATTAGTAGCATTAAGAAACATATAGATATGAAAACACCAATAGCTCAATCTAAACATGATCTACATGAATGTTATGGTAAAAGAATTGTAAGCACAATAGCTTACAATCTACCATATCGTATTGCTAGACATAAAAAGAAAGTGTATGAGACATTACCAAACTATCCTAAAGGAACATTCTTTGTAATAACAGAAAATGGTAAAAGACCACAAATATGAAAACATTACAATCAGGTATTACAGTTAATGCTGCTAAATATTATCAATTACTTGAATGGAAAGATAGTAATATCAATAAGTTCAAATTGTGGTGTCATGAGTATAGATTTATATTTGCAGAAATACAGTATGAGACTATTAATCTATTTACTCAACCAGCTTATGATGCATTATTAGATTTTAGTAACATTTAAAATATAAATATGCAATACATAACTAAACTTAAACTTGCAGCTATTCATCAATTATGTGATCACAAAGATAAATCAACTGAATATATGTATCAGCTAATGCAAGATACAGCTAAAGTTGATTTAGATACTGTTAATAGTTATATGACTAACGAAAATCATAGTAAGTTATTTAAAGAACTAAATAGTTTACTTGAATTAATTGAGAAACTATAAGACTTAACTCTTCTGCTTGAAGATAAACACATCAAGACTTGTTCTTAAAAAGCAATAATGAGATGGTCTGTTCTAGCAGTTAATGTTTGTTGTAGAGATAGTATAACGCAGGAACAATAGAAATATTGGGAAAATAGCCTGACTGCTATTCCAACTAGAAATTTGGACAGAAGAGTTATTAACTATTAAAATCAGCTGTTTAATCAGCAAAATACTTATGCACATCTGTTAATAAGCTCATTACTTATTAAAATCTGATTATACTAATATAATTAATGAGAGAGGTTAAATTAAGGATAATGCCAGAAAGCTCCTTATAAGTATTGATTTTGAAAAAGGTTTTTACGTTGGTAATAACAATTTTATGGCTTTAAATGTAGCTATCATTAGGTGCATCTGGAAACGATGCAGCTACCAACTGTAAAGACTGAAAAGAAATAGATTGGTAGTAGGGATTAACAAATATAGGAGTGTCCTTGATGCTTGATCAAATATGTAGACTGCCTTGAAACTATGTAACTACCAATCTTATTTTAAACTAAAATTAAAACAACATGAACAAGAAACTACAGGTAGTAATGCTACCATCTAATGGTGAAAAAGATTTACAAACTAGAGATAGTTTATATTTTTATTCAGCAATTGACAATTTAGTAAAAGGGTTTTTAAATGCTCGTTCTACTAAACATGTACCTCAACATCTCTACTTTCTTTCAGATGAAGAAATAAAAGAAGTTGATTGGTGTTTATATAAAAAAACAGTTGTAGGCGAACAACCTTTTCAAATGAGAAAGGAGTTGTTGATTAATAAAGCATGGTTCAAGAAAATCATAGCTACAACAGATAGTTCATTACTAGTAGAACATAAACTACCTTTAATGACACAACATTTATCATTACCTCAACCATCTCAATCATTTCTTGAATTGTATGTAAAAGAATACAACAAAGGAAATCAGATTAAAGAAGTATTGGTTGAGTATGAAGAAATAGATTCTGATAAACTGTATACTCCGCAAGAAGCAAATTTGTACCCTAAACTTAAAATCAATCCAAAAGACAACACTATCAACATTAAGAGTGTAAAAAATAGCTTTACTAGAAAAGATATGTTAAATGCTTATGCTGCTGGATTTAATAGGGCAGAGTGGTTATATTGGAATGAATATTATCAAGGTCATGCTAGACCAACAGAACCACTTGATATAAATAAATTTGAACAAAACTTTTAAATCAACAATATGATACTAACAGCAAAGGAATTAGCGTATAAATCAAAATTTAATAATAGCGGATTAATTCATTTTGTAGATTGTGTTAAATTGATGAATCAATTTGCTAAACTTCATGTAGAAGCAGCATTGAAAGCTGCAAGTGAGAAAGCTAAAACTAAAAACAAATGGGACGGAAATACTGGTTCTGAATTTTGTGATACTGTTGTAGATAGTGAGTCAATCTTAAACGCTTACGATTTAAACCAGATCAAATAAAAACAACACTAATTCTTTATATCACTAATTAAATTTCTAGAACTTAATTTTCTGTAAGTAAAGTATTATTTGCATTATAATAAATAATTCTTAACTTTACAAAAATATGGGGGTGACTTGGAATTGATTACAGTAATTAGTTATTACAATTAAGCGTAGGGAAGTATGTTATACCTACTAAAAATATGCATGCACAACAATTGACAACGCAAATAAAGCCCTTGTTACTTCACTAGGTGGGGTACTTGGAAATCGTCAAGATGCAGTAGTTCGTAAGATGGTTCCAGTAATGGAAGCAGAACTTGCAGAAGCTGCTTAAAGTGAGAACGGAGTTAACACTTAATATCTACTCCAAAAGTTTCTAATACTTGAAATTATTAGATGGTGGAGTTGCAAAAATGCAGCCTATAGTTGTCAGTTCACAATTGACTAAGCTTATAAATAAATTGTAGTAGTTAGTATTGTAAGACGAGGGTTCGAGTCCCTCCACCTCCACGTAGTATAGCTCGGGTAACGCAAAAATATTACAAAAAGAAAATGTTATGAAAAGATTTAAAAACTAATTAATATAACTAAAAAATTAAATATTTCTTATCAATTAGTAAGAAATATTAAAGGTAAAAGAACTTATATTAATTTATAAATCATTGTAAGATAAAAAATGTTTAAACGTTCTTTAATGTCTCCGTAACTTGACATCAACTTAAAGTTAAAACAAAAGGTTATACATGAACCGTATCTTATATCTTAAATATATGTTTCACCAAATTAAACAAAATGAAAAATTTATGGATTGTAATTACATTAATTTCATTTCAACTTAAATCTCAGCAAATTGATCTATCTATTATTGCTAAAATAGAATCAAGTGGAAATGTTAGAGCAATAAATCTAAAGGATGGTGGTAGTAGAGGTATTTATCAGATTCATCCAGTATGTTTAGCTGATTACAATAAGCTAAATAATACAAAAATAAAACCAGATAGCTTATTCATAAAGAGTATTAATGAAAAAATAGCTAGATGGATGTTTGAGGTTCGTATTCCTCAACTTTTAAGATATTAT